ATATACATCTCCACCAATGCGCTGTTTTTGAACTTGGCATTCTGATCTTCTCCAAATAGATCATCACGATTGATGGCTTCACGGGCAATGTACAGAAAATCCTCACCATGAGCCTTTATTGACTCAATCGTAAGGTCTTCCATGAGTCTTTGCTCGCTGTTGTCATATTTGAAATACGGATTCTTTGCCATAGGTTATCCAACCATGAAATCTGGTGGTAGTTCGTACTTCAACTGCACCTGTTCTTCAATCTTGTCTATCTGAATCTGTGCTTCTTCCTGAATCTTCTGTCCATCAAATTGAACACCACCAGGAAGGGCAACTCCAGTGAATTTAGAGAGGTTCTGCCCCCATTGCCGCTTTATCAGATTTGTGAGATATTCTTTAAGCAGGCGGTCATTGTAGATTTCCGTATAGGTATTGGGATTGAGAACAACATAGGCTTCAATCATCAAGTAGTTTCCTGCATTCATTGACTCAGACCAGTTTGTGTCTATTCTTAACTTATTTGTCACACGGCTAAATGTAAAAGCCTTTTCTGGTTCAAGATATTGCTGAACAAGAGAAACATACTGCTGTGCAATATCATAGTATGAAAGATTGAAAGTTCCGTTTCTCAAGCCAAAGTAGTCTTGAAGGTGCATCTGATACCTTGCGCTAAAGAAATTCGTTGCAGACATACCAGTTTCGCTGAATGGAAAAACCCGATTCACCGTTATGATGTTCGGGCTAATCATATCCGTATTGATGTACTTGTTATCAATATCGGCTTGTAGTATCTGATAGGGAAAGAACATACGCTCCACACCATCAAAATGATATTCGGCAAAAAACTGTAGAGCATCGTCCAGACGATCCTCGACCTGAGCATCGTCAACATTTATTTTAATAACTGGATGACCTAATCTGCGAAGGCAGTAGTCTTTTAGCGTCTGTCTTGAAGATGGTTGAGCCATTATGCCCCCTATACTGATGTTTTCATCATTATGTATAAGGGGTCAATTGTAGAAATCTTAACTGACTACTTGTTCTTCTTTTGATTCTTCCTGAACCTTTGGTGTCTCAACAAAGAGGAAACTGAGCAATTCATATGCAAGTATGGGCATACGGATATCCCCTAGTTCTTCGACATGGACTGGTTCCCAATCAAGTTCAACCTCGGTGGAAAGAAATTCTGATAATTCTTTCTCATAGAAAGGCTTCTTCTCGTCTTCGATGTCATATTCACCTGATTCTTTCTTTTTACCGTAAAACTCCAGCAATTCTCTTTGTTTTTCTGCAATTACAGCATAGTGTTTGTTTATCTCTTCAAAGAGATTTCTTGCAGGAACAATCTTGCTCACAGAGAAAAACTGTCGTCCAAGGAGTTCAAATGCTGGGTGTGCTTCAAAAAGAGTTTCAAGTGTCACTTTCATAGTTTTTTCTCACAATCTGTAAATGGTTTTATCATGCGGAGACTCCGAGAACCCCTCGGAGAAAACAATATCTTCAATGGATCCAGTGATCCCATATGCGTCATAGTTTGTCACGGCATCTATGTGCCTGATTGTATTTAGTCCAAGCAATACTTTGTTGTTGTTTCCTACACCAGGTTTCAATGTTATACCGGAGAACACAAACTTGTAGTCTTGACCTTCATAAGGTAGAACTTCTCCCTTGAGCCTTCCACGGTATATAAGACTTCCTTCAACTTTGCCCTTGTATCCAAAATTTGCATCTCCAAAGTTTCCGCCACCAATAGTTATTGGATTGATCGGAACAGTCTCTATAGAAGGAACACCTATTCTCTGTCCCCATTCGAGCCATTGTGGTCCAAAGGAGTACGGTTCTCCATTTGGAGTTCCAGACATTCTTATTTTACCAGAATCTCTGACTTCCCAATTTTTATATTCTGGAGTAGAAACCGAAATAACATTAAGATCGGAAAATCCATAACCTTCGGTCCAGTTTGGACCGTATCTATATTCTTTTGCACCAGTTACACCTAATGCCTTTAGTCTTCTTCCATCTATGGTAAGAAAACTGGCAAGGTCTTTTTGATTTCCAGTAAATCCAAGCAAATCAAATGCCTGTTGTCCTCCAATTCCTTCTTCGACTGTCAACTGATCGTTGACTATTTGCACATCGGCAAACGGATAGGCGTCAAATCCATGAAGACCAGCATCAAGGCACATACATTTTTCCTGTATGTTTTCGTTTTCATCCAAACCAGCAGATGAATAGACAAACTCTGCTTCAAATCCTGGAATATTTGCATTCTTTTGGTAGTTGTATATGATATCAGATGCGGCATTTTCCCAATCCGCATCTTCACTTAGTTCAAGTGTATCTTGAGCAAAAGCCAATGCAGAGACAATGTTGTTTTTAAAGAACACACCACCAGTGACGCTTAAAGCAAAATCAATTATTGCATAGGTCAAAAGGGCAGATTCTTTGTTTCCAAAAACACTACTGTCTACCGCCAAAAGGGCTTGCTTGTATTCGTTGAATTTTTCTTTGTTTATGAATCCAAGAACTCTGTTATCCTCGACATTAAACAATCCATAGGCTGCAATGTATGAAATGTTAACTCTTTTTGTTTGAGGAAATCCTAAACTATTAAAATAGGAGTTTATTATATTAGGTTGTGGGAACTGTTGAATTTCTTCATCTACTCCATCTGTTCTGGAAAAAACCTCTCTTAATCCTTTTGTTTGTGTGTCTCCACTCCAGAGAGCAGCAAAGTCTAAAGTGTATCCCATACCCTCGAATTCCCGATCACACTTATGGTAGGAACAATCACAAGACTGAAAGGATGTTCTGTTGTAATTTGGGGGTCTTCCTACAACTATTCCATCGACTGTTCTTGCTTTGACATAGTTGAAATCCCAAGGATTCACACATATTCCTGCTGTTCTCCCAGCAATATCTCTTGTCAGAAAATTCGAGACATAGTATAGTCCTTGACTCAATGCCAAAGCACCGCTGACTTCTGACGAATACTGAGTTGCCCAAGTAAATCCAGATTCGTAACCAGGACTATATGAAATGCCTGGAAATTCCACTACTGCTGGATCAAAGTCTCCGTCAAATCCCATCATACACCTCCCGAAGCATAGGTATCTGTTGGGAAAGAGCCACGGGTTCCCGACCATCCGTATATGAAGAACTCACCAAACATCTTGCTGTTGTATCTGGAAATAGTATTGTCCGCAACGATAAGAGAATCCGTTTCAGAGGCAAAACCAGAACCAGCATTGAACTCTGCAATGGTGCTGTTGCATTCATGGTAGAACACGGCGATTCCAAAAGTAGGATTTCTGTTTATGGAATCTATGGGTTCTGGCAGTCTGACAAATGGATTTGTTGGGTCATCTGCTGGCTTTACCACGGAGATCTGAAAGAGATGTGGAGGAATGGAGGCACGAACATCATATCCTGTTGTTATGTTTCCATATATCTCTGCCAAAAACTCTTCCATCTCTCTTCTGTAGTTTGTCCAAGAAGAAGAATTTGCTCCAGCGGATATTATAGATTTTCTTTGAGCAAGGAATCCATCTCCATTGTTCGATCTTGAGATGAATTCATAGCAACGAATTGTTCCTCTGCTGTTGGCAAACACACCATGAGAACCATTCCAGAGAGAACGGCTACGATGGCAGACAAGTATGCTGTTGTTTGCGGTACAGAAGCCAATGCCACCGTTGAATTCTGAAAAACAATTTATTGCCTTCATATAGGAATTGTATTCAGAGACAAATCCGTGCTTGTGGCTTCCAACAGACAGTGCATTAGAGCAATCCATCGAAGAATTGACAATAGAAAGATAGTTTGCTGTCTTTGAACCGCTACTTACCGTTCTTTGTGCATTGACATGAGACTTTTGTGCACTCTCTATTCCTATGTCGTTTGCCGACACGACTGCTCCTGGATCAACCGCCTTCAGTATGCCTCTGTTTGATGCATCAGACGAATCACTTAAATCGGTCAACAGGTTCACAAGAGACTGATTTCTTGCAGAGATTCCGCAAGAAAAGGAACAGACTGCAATGTTTGTGGCATTAACTACCGATTCTCCGTCTGCGAGCAAACCATAGTGCCTTCCTTGCTTCTTTCCGACCTTAACAAGACAGACATCTTTAAGCAAAGGCAATTTTGTCTTGGATTTGACACAGATGCCGTTTGCAGAGAATCGGAGAACAGTCTTGAAACACTTTCCACGAAGATTCATGCTCTGTGTTGTTGTTATTCTTGAAGTGTTGTTGTCGTTCACAATAGTGGTTTCTTTGTCCACTATTTCATCGTTTGGTGATGGTAGATTTCCTGAAATATATCCAAGAGAATATCTGTCGAAAATGGTGGTTCCATATGCACTTAATGTCGGACTTCCCAGAGAAATATCTCCGTTTACCGTTCCAGCATACCAGACAGTTCCCATAGAACCTTTTTTGGCACTTCCACCGCAAGCACCAGATAATTCTTCGTCTACTCTTGTCTGGTCAATAAGAGGAAGATTCTTTGTTGAAGTTCTGTCGTTTGATATTGTTCCTATGGCTCCATTTCCAACAATGGAAAAAGAAGTCAATGGGTTGCCGATATAGGCAGGATACGAAACACCAGATAGACGATGGTATCCATATAAATCAGAGAGGTCTGAAAAACTCGGAACCGAAGTTGTAAAAGCAGTTGCATCGGGATTGCTTGAAAACTGCTTCTTGTACCAGCCTTGTGGTGTGATATATCCACAGAAAAATGGACTCTTGTTTCCTTTTAGTTCCCATTTGTCCAATTGTATTCCGTTTTTTGTTCCGTTGTCATTGTACCAAGACTGTATTCTCTTTACGAGAGTTGGTTGGTACAGTTGTCCGTTTATAGGAGGATATATGTTGTAATACCTGAGCAAAATGGAGAATTTTGAGTTGTCTGCATATTCTTGTGGATATGAAGAGGTATCAACCTGTGGACTTGAAAGCGGATCAATCTGAACTCCGCTTTCAAATGGTCCAAATCCATATCCTGGATGGTTGTCCTCTTCCCAAGGAGGTATTCCATCTATTTGCCTTGCTCCGTTGAGCAAATAGTCACGAATCTTTTTAGAAGCCTTTATGACAGATTCCATTGTCACGAATGGATTTGTCGATAGACCAAAGTAAAAAGGAAGGTCTGTCTTTATTGCAAGATCGTTTATCAGTTTATTGTAGAAATAAGAGGCAATGGGATTTGCAACAACAACACGGTTGAATCCATTGAGAGTTTTATCATTCCATAGGAGAGAGGCATTTTTTGCAATTTTTCCTGTTCTTGGATCGACAATCTTGTTGTCTAAGGCAGAAAGGGAAAACCCATATCCACGAACCATGATGTCTACTATTTCTACTTGTTGAACGGATGATGCATAGTAGAACTGCTCAAACCCATTGCTCTCGGCTGTTTGTGGGTTTGAAAGCATATCCGCTCCATACAAAATAGGAGGAATAAGGTTGTTCTGCTGTGATTCTAGTGGAGAATTTCCCGCTCCAGCGGCATATGTGAAAAGAGGTTTATCGTACATTCTTCCAAGAGTACTATAGAAAGGAATCTCTTTTGTTCTGTTGAATGTGTAGTTGTGATTTTTGATGTGAAGAGTGACTGCTCCAACTTTCAGTCCTTCGGCTTCGAATAATTCTGTAGGAACTGTTGGATTTTGGTCAACAGTATTGCTTACATCCACAACTTCGTGAACGCCGACAATCATATCTCCACGAATAGATTCAACATAGCAATTAGAAGGAGTCACGAATCTTGAACTGGCTTTAGGCACACCAGTTGTTGCCCAAAAGTGACTTGGGTCTTTTTTCTTTATCTTGAAATGGTCATAAACGGAGAGATAGTCTCCAATGGCAATTTTATCTTGATTTGTGACAATAACCTGACAATAGAACCCTTCACCACCAGGAACAGCATCATAATAACTTATACCCAATATCTCATGGTCTGTTGGCTTTATTCCTTTGATTTTGATTCTTTTTGCCGACTCAAAATCAATGTTTATCTGTTCTTCTTCAAAGTATTTCTTTCTTTTGCCAAATCTATCTGTGGCAATAGCACCCAATTGCACGGTGACTATTGCATCTTTTTTAATCTGTTTGCCACGAAGAACATCTATGGCTTTTCCAAGAGTTCTAAAGGGAGATTCGGAGGAGCCGTTGTTTTGAACATCATCTCCATTGACACCAACATGAAGCGTCGTGCTCTGATTTATGTACGGCACATCATCTGGATCATCTAGAAACTGAAGGTTATAAGGCATTTTCTAACTCCAATCAGTATGTAGTGTATCCATTTTGGGCAGATTGCTCATTGGTTCCGCTTCCCAATTGTGGAGTAGATGATGTATTTGTTTGGAGTATCTCGGCAGCAGTTGCTCCTATTGTTGTCAGTGCTGCTCCTGTTTCTGGATCTTTGTTTCCAAGATTCAGTTTATATGGAATTGCATTAATGTATCCCACTTGTGCAACAGGGTCGTAGAGTTCTGCCGCTGTCAAGAAATCTTCAGAGGAATACCGTAGGCGGTATCGGGCATCTCTTGGGTCAAGGCTATCTGCTCCCTGATTTCCAAACATACCTGTTTCCAACAGGGTCTGATCTGTTATTACAAGTTCACTTCCGTTTTTGTTTCCACCATATCCTATGAGGGTTGCTGGCTTGAGTAATGTGGAAATCTCTGTTTCTCCACGATATATTGGCTGAATTCTGACACCAGTTCTTATGTCATAATAGCCGAAATTTGCTATTCTTCCTGCAAATGCTATCTTTGAAGAATCACGAATCTCTACATCATAGTTTGGCAATACAAGAGAAATAGGACGCTTTGGGTTATCTACATCAGCCTCGTTCAAGCAGATAATAGTCTCCAAGACTGTCGATATGTCTGTTGCACAGGCAAGAATGTTGTTTCTTATAACAAAGGATTCGGATGCAGAACCTGTTGCTCCTGCTAGAATTTCTGCTGGTGTTTGGGATTCTCCGCAGAGTTCTATATTTGTTTCAGCACCACCGAAAGCACCACCAAGTCCTCCTCCTTGCCCACGAACACCACAACCAGGAATGTATCCCTTGCAGGCAAGAATCTTTGAAACTGTCAGTCCGTTTGGAGATGGATATTCACTTTCTATAGCACCAACAACAAGACTGTATCGGGTCTTTGAAACAGGAACCTGTGCCGTAAGACCAACGAATTCTGTGTATGGTATGCAGATGGATGCCGCTCCAAGATTAAGCGGAATCTTGTCATCGAGAAGAGCATTTATATCTGTTGTTGATGTGACTGCATATGTTGCATTGTCGCAATATTTGTAGGCAGAATCGCAGGTTGCTCCTGCGGAAGATCCACCATAGCAGTAGCCTATGGCATTGGAATAGACACACTGCACATCCTTCAGTCTTCCGAGTTCTCCACCAATTCTAGAGTTGTCATAAGTCTCAAAGAAAGAGGCATTGACAAATGAATCGGTCGAAGAGGCAAGACCAGAGATTCCATTGAATCGTGATTGAGAAATGTTTGTTGGATTTTCGAAGTTATAGTACGGTTCTGTGTACCCATAGAACAGATCCCAATTTTTTGGTTCTTTTGATGAATCTCCACAGACAATGGTAGACATATCGTTTGCAACTATTCCATCTTTCTTGTTTGAAGATGTTATGACATCGAATGCACGAATTTCTCCAGAAGAGAAAGCATGAATTCCGTTGCCATAGTTGTAGCAGGCTCTGCCAGAATTGATGGTCAATAGACTTCCATTAGTGGAGAGGAAACCATCAGAACCATTGAGGCAAGAGAAAGAAGAATCCGCATTGATGAAACTCTTGCCGACAGCGACTATTCCGTATCTTGAAGAACAGGTAGATGTGGAAGCATAGGCATTGATGTATGAATTTTCAGACGCATAGTAGTTTGCAAAACGGTTTCCTGCCGCAACGGATCTTGGTCCGTTGATATTGGAGTGGTTTCTCGATTCAAATCCTGTGTAGTTCAGACAAGAGAATGCCCCGACTTCACGGAATACTTCAGGGTCAGAGAATTTGTCAGCGATTATATTGACTGTTGATTTGTTGTTTGCAAATACTCCTGCACCTTCAGAGAAGCCAACGACTGCTACCTGACGAAGATTAACAGAAGAACTGTTCTCTACACGAATTCCGTGTGCATAGCCAGATGTAGGACCGATCAACAGTATGTTCTTTAGTTCTGGTGGTTTCGTGCAATTCGCTATGATAAAACCATCGCCGCTGCACTGTATGATGCTCTTGAATCCCTTTGCTCTAAAATCATTTGAATCACGATAGTTTCTAACAGAAAGATTGTTTCCATCGGTCTGTGCGAGTCTATCATATCTTTCCCAGTCAGAGCCTATTCCATATGGAGTTTCGTTCTCTCCAATGTAGAGTCCTGTAAGACCCTGTTCGTTTGGACTTATCTGTCTTGTGATTCTTGGTGAATTGCTATCGTATGATTCATTGAAATAAGTCCAGTATCTTCCGTTTCTAAACTCTCCGTAGTTGTATTGAGATGCATTTCTATAACCTGGTATGGAAACGGCATCTTCAGAACCAGAAACACCAGAAGACAATCCGCTGAAGAAAAGAGGATCTTCTAGTACAGTGGAAGAACCATAGCCCTGTTCGTATCTTCCAACAACACCCTGTGGTGTCAGATATGCTCTACGGGCAAACGATACAACATATTCCTGCAATCCTATTGAATAGGTTGGATTTGGATTCTTTATCTGAACAGTAACATAGTCTACTTTATTGCCAGGATTTGAAGGAAATCTTGAATCAAGATCTATTTTGTCTACTATTTTATGAACTCCAATAATCAGAGAAGCACGAAGTTTTTCTGCTGTTACCGGATATGGAGTGGCAAATACTCTACTGTTAATGGGATCTTTGAATTGATAGAAAGATGGATTTAGATATTTTTGATATCTGTTGTCATATATTCCGAGGTATTCTCCCATGCGAAGACTATTGCCATTGGTTATGACAAACTGTGCATAGAAGCCATCAGCCGCCGCCGTTGCAGCGTTGATATAAAACTCTCCACTTACACCCAAGGCTTCGTGGTTTACCGCATCATAATAAGAAACTCCAAGTATAGAGTGATCGCTTGGTGATTCTCCTTCTATTACAAGTCTATCTGCAACAGGATGGTCAATGAGAACAGGACTATCGAATCTATGATAAGTAGAATCAGCGATTGCATTGGTAAAAGAACCACAAATTCCTGTAAATTTGAGAACAATCTTTACAGAGTCGTCAATAAACAGATCATTGAGTTCATTTAGTGCATTTTGTATTTGCAAATTGGCAGAAGTATTTCCTGATAAAACTATGGTTTTATACGGATTCGAAATAGGAGTTCCGCTGGACAATTTCTTGTAGAAATCGCTATCCAGATTGGAAACATCAAAATTGTAGCCAGCCGTAAATCCCATCTCTTCTCCAATCAGTAGACAAACTTCAGATTATTTATGGTCAATTTATTTGGTTTGAATTGCGAACCAGTTTCCGTAGAAAGATAATAAGAGAACTTATAGTAGACTTGTCCGGAACTTGTAAATGTTCTTGCTGCCACAACTGCATAAAATGGAATCTTTATTCTCTCTATATCTCCCTGAACATAGTGTGGGATGGTGATGGTATCCTCTACTTCATTAGCGGCATTTTTGTATCCTATGAGATTTACATTCACTTCACCACTCACTGTTCCCTTTGTTGCTTCTATTTCAAGAGTTCCAACAATATGAACAAGACCCTTTCTACCAGACGGTGATTCGACCGAACTTCCTAATTTTATCTGCAATGGAGAGGGTCTTGGTGCTCCATTTTTGTGCTCTTTGGGGAAAGTGGCTATAGAACCAATATCATTTGGTGCACCAATTATTATATTTGCTCCTGAAGGAGCGACAGTCTTAAATCCTGTAAGAGTTCCCTCCGAGTCTACGGCGGCAACCACGAAATCTCCTTCAGAAACATCATCGGCAATTTGCATATCTTTGGAATTTGCAATTTTGTTGCTCACAAACTTCCAAGTTGACCCATCATAACGAATCATGTCTCCATCAGTGGGTATAGTGGTTTTGTCTACATTTGTAAGACTTTCTACATTTATGTCCAATAGAGCAAATTCTGATTCTGCCTTACCTCTAATAATCCAATTTGCAACAGAATAGGGAGGCATATTGTTGTGTGGTGAGTTTCCACCAACTGTATTCGTTTTATAAGATGGAGCAATATATCCGTCTGATGGTTTTGTTGCCGTTGGTAGACCATCATAGTCAAAGTTTGGCTCTCCAATGCGGTCATCTGCACCCCACCAGTGGTCAACTCCTTCGTTTGTGCCAACTGCTGGTTTGTGACTGTGGCTTGGCATTTCTGCAACAGAAAGTTGATGTTGTTCTTCTCCACCAAATTCTCCAATAAATCTTGCGCTTAGATTCTCTGCACCACCAGCACCAACAAGTGTTCTTCCTCTGAAGTCTGGCAATTTGAAACGACCGTCTTCAACCGGACCGTAGATAGAACCAATAAGTCTATACAATTCTGGATAGGAATCTATACTCACATAAGAACCATCACACAACAACCAGTTCTTTGGTACAGATTCTGTGCTTCCTATGAATGGACTAACTGTTCCTACCGGCTGAATTGCCGAGATATTGACATATCCACGATATGAAAGCCCATTAACTATTCCTGGTATTCCAAGAACCAGAAATCCTCCATTGATTTTCTGTACCACTGCTATTCTTGTTGTTCCCAAAGCAGTAGGTGGAGCATCTGTCAATTCTCCTGGCTTGGAGGCACTGAGAAATCCAAAAGAACCAGAACCTATGGTTGGTGTCATTCCTTGTGGTTCGTCTTCTATGAATCCTTGGGTTACAACAGTGTATTTTCCATTGCTAACATCTGTGACCACTCCAAGAACAGAAGATAATTCTCTTTTGGATGCATCTGCCCGAGCCAATATAAGGGTACCGGTGTTGTCTTTTTTGTAGGCAACAATAGAGCCTTTTTTGACACCAGTTTCAACACCTGTTTCTAAAACAGTTATCTTGTTTGTTGGCTTGAGGTATACCTCAAATGGATTGTTTCCGAAAATTCTTGTCGTTGACATCTATGTTCTCCTTCAAGCCAATCCTGTCAATCTTGAAGCAACGGTTCCGGAAAAACCAGATGCATCAAGTGAATAGAGTGTTTCGAAATATCTATGATATGTTGATGATATTGCTTCTGTGCTTCTAAACAAGGAAAGAGAATTCTTTCTTATGTTTACTGGATCTCCAGTGGCACTTGCACCTACTATTCCTTCTATTGTTAAATCCAAGGCATTTGCTACCTGTGGAACAGCAACAAAAGGTGTCTGTAGATTCACTGCTGTAAAGATACTAGGACCAGACAATCCAGTGAATATTGGATAGTAGCCTCCGTTGCCTACTACCACATTTTGGAAGAAGCGATCACATTCTGCCTTTTCTAAAGCAAGAGGACGCTTTTCGTATGGCTTGGGGGATATTCCTTTGGATAACTGAAGACCTGTAAGGTGTAGTGATTCTCCTACATCAAGTGTACCTATTTCGATGAACGGAGCAACAAGCGATGCTCCAAGACTTGCACCAGGATATGAAAGTGATTCTGAAGAGAAGGCAAATTGGTATCTTGCATAAGAAGATGTTATTCCATCTGTGTAGAAATCAAATGCTCCACCCGTTGTTGCAACTCCATCGGAAACAAATGCATGATAGTTTGTAATCTTTGCATATGTTGAACCAGAACCCCAAACATATGCAACTCCAACTTTTAATTGGAGAGAACTTGCATCGGTCTTTGCAAAGAATGAGAAATTCATATCTGTGTCAGAAAGATTTGTATGTTCAGGGATGACAGAATACAGTCTAGCCTTATCTCCACTTTGGAGATCAGATTGGGTTAAAACTAATTCATAATTTGGCTCTGAAGGCATTGAAGGCAAAGCAGAACTAACAGGAGATCTGCTTACCCCTATCTGTCTTCCGGTATTATAAGTGTCAAAGAAATATGAATCGGCAATATAACCAGCCTTTATTGTTCCATTCAGTTCTTCGTTGCTATATGTAGAACCGAATGGATACTGTAATCTTGAATTGCTATTGAATGTGATGCCTTTGTTCAAACCTCCATCCATTCCTTCATATGTCTGACCGAACACATCGAGTCGTGACCAAAGATCGAACCCAGAATTAAGAATCTTGTTTCGACCAGAAACTTCTCCAATCACACTAAAATCGTTTAGTTCCCCTGTTTCAACACTGTAGTATACTGGTTGGGATTGATAAGAAGTTATGGAATAGGTTAGACCCAAACCCTGATAGTTCTGGAACAATCCTTGTCTTTTACCATCCACGCTTCCCATGTAGATAAACAATGGTTTTGCAACTGTTGCCTTTGCCAAGAAGAATGCTTCTGGATCGAATAGATTTCCAGAGGAGTAGGTGACTCCACCCGTTGCTGCAAGATAGAAGAGATATCCTGCCGTCAGACCAACAACAGCATCGTAACCAGTTGCACCTTGTCCCACATCTGGTATATCAAATACTCCTTGTCTTACTATGACTGCATAGTTCACGGGGTTGACGGTTATTCCAACGGAGGCACACACACCAATGATGTCATCATCTGCGCTTCCCTTAAGGGTTGCTCCTCCAACGAATAGAGAACCGCCTATAGCAAAAGATCCAACTGTGACTCCAGAAGGGAAAGAATCGACAAATACTTTTATTCCGCTCAATCCGCTTGCGGGCAAAGATTCATACACATAACCAAAGACTGTTTTTCCGTTTCCAACAATCGAAACAGGTTCAAACTGTGAAAATATCGAAGTTGTGTAAGATGCCCCTTGAACAGGAACCTGTAGAATGTAATCATCGCTTGTTATTTTTTCGATGATTCCCACAACCTCTGCATCTTTATATCCATCAAAAGGATCGGCACTCCAAGTTGCCTTTTTATATTGACCAAGAGAATTGTATGTCAGTACCGTTCCTGGCTTGAATGAAGCCGTAGGCTCGGCAAACACTCCTCCATCGGCTGTTGCCTTTATTTCAACAACATCTCTGTTCAACCAACTGTGGTGGAGAACTCCCTTTTCTCTTGTTCCAGGAATGCTGAATTTTCCTGCCTGTGTTCTGAAACTACCGTCTCCTGCTGTTCCAGAACTTATGTTTCCTATCTTCACCTCAGAGTTTGAAAACAACTCTATTGCATCAATGTCTGTTATTCCCTCTCTTTTAATCTTTAGAGAGCCAACGGAATCTCCTGTCACGGACTGGTACATCTTCCAACCTGTAGGAACCGTTGCCGCATCTTGTCCGGCAGTTCTTAGCGATATTGCCGGTGCGCTTCCACTTATTCCTATAAATTTGAACTGTCCGTAAGGAGAAACAAATCCCTTATTCTCTGTGGTTTCGATATTTTCAGATGAGTAGAAAGAGTAGTAGTTTCCTATAGCATCGCTCTTACGATAGGTGAAGAACTTATCACCTGATGCTCCTTTAATGAGCAATCCTGCTCCGGAACCCCCGCCAAGAGTAGCATTATCGGAAAGACCAGAAGTATATTCTGGATTGTCTGTGTTTCCTGCCGATGCTATAAAAAGCAATTTGTCGTCTATGTGCAATTGTGCAGCATTGACAACAACCTGAGAACCATCAAAGAAAACATCTCCACTAAATCTATGCGAACCGTCAATCTTGTAGGGCAATGAGTCTTTGGCGTATACCTTTAGTGGACGATATGCACCATCTCCTCTGCTTCCAGTTGCAGCCACCGCAACAAGATCGTATTCATGGACAAAGGCATTGCCACCACAGGTTCCGACAAATGAAGAAGACTGCTCCATCTCTTGATATCTAAGAGCAACACCATAAGTTATACCTTCTCCAACATCTATGTTTACTCCTGTTTGATTAACAATGCCAAGACCATAGCCATAGTTGTTTGCACCTGTTCTTGCAAAATTTATCTCTAGAACTTCTGCCGCCGTTGGATAATCTGGTTGCTCTAGTCCAATGATTTTTCTTTTATGAAGAATACCACCAGTTCCATTGATATCGTATATGCGTATAGCGTTTAATACGGTGATAGAATCGTTTACTCTTGTGTAAAGAGTGAGAAAGGTATCCCCTAGATTTAATGGTTTGATTTCGTGTAGTGGATAAGACATTAGACTATTCCTTTACTCTTTCCAACGCAGAGATTCTCTTTTCTAATTGTTCAATCATCAATTCTAACCTATCTATACGCCTATTATTATCGTTTTTCTTTTCCTTTGTGCGAAGAAACTCGTTATAGGCAACAGTGTCTTTGCTTATGAAGATTCTTTGGTCATTTGATTTCATAAGATTATCTCACCGAGGAAACAACAGTTAGATTTCTCAATTCAGGATAGAATCCAATGCTATGAGTTGCTGTTTCTGTGTTGTTTGAGGTAATGATTAATTTTACGGCGAACGAAACAAAATTATTAGGTCTATCGGTTAGATCCATTTCAAAGACCATCTCTCCAAATCTATCACGATATATGGATGGACTTCCAGATATACGGTTCATCTCGATATACTCCTTGTTGTCAAAGTCCAGTTCTCCCTCATATAGTACTTTTGCAAACATACGAACATCAAGGTCTGAAGGTATCATGCCCTCAATCGTTGAACGGAGTACATTTGCTGGCAACGCAATGTCTGTTCTTCTGCTGATGTATTTGAAAGCAGAACCATTGGAGCCACCAAAACTGAGAGTTTCGTTTGGTAGACAATCAAGAGTTTTGGATATGTGATTTTTCACCAGCAACAATCCAAATCTTCTCATATCGACAATAGGAGAAACATCATCACGCTGCGTGACGACCCTTATGCGGATTCCCTGTTCTTGACTACTGGCATTGAAACTGTCGGAACCCTCAATGTCGGTGTTTGACGAGATTGGATATGTGCCATTGTCTGTTGTCAATTCATAGTCAACATCTCCAACTGTTGTCCTCCAATTGTCATTGGCAAAGTGTAGCAGATCGAATCTTTCAGAGCCTATTGTTCTTTCTCCAAACATACCACGATTTGGTCTGCACAATACGGTTTGAGATGTTTGACCAGTGGCAAATACTTTTCTCTTGATATAGAATCGAAGAGTTGTTGATGTGTCTTCTAGTTGCGAGAATGCGCTTCCTCCAAAGAATCCACTTGTTCCGAATACAGAAGAGGCAAAACTCTCTTCCTCTAGAGCAGAAGCCGTGGAATCCACACGAAGAAGTCCCCGTTGAGAAACATGAACTTTATAATTTCCAGAATCGCTTCTTATACAAAGGGCATATTCTCCTGCCGAAAGATATACTGGTTTGGTGAATACAAAATCAGAATATCCACTAGAAGATGGAACAATTTCAACTCTTGAATTTCTTATAATTCTGTGAGAATCTACCCTGCCAGAACGAACTTTTCTTATTTCAACCGAAATCGGAGTAGTCTCGTCCAATTGGGAGAAGTATACACCAATTCTGTCAAGAACCAGACCATAAGGATGGTCGCCACTGTCTATAAAGAACTTTTGATATATTCCATTTGCAGGAGTTTCAGATGAGTAAAGTGTTCTTTCGTTCTTCAAAAGAACATCTCCTCTACCGATAGGCAAGAATTCCATATCAACAGTATCATCATCGGATTCTGCGATATCTTTCCATCCTGCTCCATTGTTGCTGTATATTCCTGAAGCAAAAGAAGGCTTCGTTGTTGAAGTGTTTTCAACAATCTTTACAACCTTGTTTCCTGTAATATAAGAACCATTTGGGATGTATAGAACGAATTCAACTTTACCACTATCATCACTGGAAACTTGACTCAAAACAGAGCCTTGAAGATTCAGTATTCTTCCAGAAGAAACAGGTATTGTCATGTTTTCAAAGTAAACAGAGAACACAGTCGATGGCTTCAAACCGTATCCACGAACTATGATGTAATTCTCAGGAGAGAAGAAACTGAGAGAAGAATCAACATAACGGTTGGTCTTTCCATCGGCAAGACCGAATCCTCCGTTTCCTATGGTTTTTCTTGTCGGAGCAAATAGCGCATCACGGTCTATGCTTCTTGAGAACCTTGCAGGAGCGGTATTTGTTATTTCATCGGAAAATGCTTTGGCTGACGCTCTGTCTTTTTCAAATGTTGTGTTGCCTAGCAGAGTATCTCCAAACCAAATGCTCTTCCAGAAAGCCCATTGTGTTCCAAATCCATTTACACGACTAACATTTGTCGATGTTCCGTCCTCTGTCTGAATCTGTACAGCCTGACCACCAGCCTCCCATGCGTCATTTTGACCACGAAGATTGTTTCTTACCACTGGTTTTGTGGTTTGGTCTATCCAGAGTTGATATGGACGATCAAACGAAAGATATCCATGCCAATCGGTTGTGTTGAATGAGTTGACGGTGATATCGCTTGTTCCCTGATCGTTTGATATAACGCTTGTGTTACCAGTGCTTGGAGCCATCACAAAATAGTTTGCTTCGGATTCTTCTGTCTTTGGATAAGAATAAGAACCGTAATTAGGAACAAAGTCTATAAATTTGGTGCTAAATGGAGCACGGAGTGTTCCCCGAGAGAAATCCATAGAGCAGTTGTATTCGTCGTTTGAGACATCTCCAATGTAATGACCGCCAAAGTCATCGACAACCATACCTGTAAGGAATTCGTTGTTAAGAACAGCACTCTGTACTCTAGCCTTGTTTTCAAGTGTTTGTATAGAAAGAGCCTTCTCTAGATTTGCTATACGACTCTGCATATCATTTAGTTCAGGAAGACCTATTTCTTTTATTGGTGGTTTTTGAACAATGAAGTCTTCGGAAGAAACAACGGTTCCTGGAACATTGATTTCAGCAATAACACATCCGTCTTTTGGATATTCTGGTGGAACAGGATTTGTGGCTGGCTCTCCCTCAAGAAGAACAAACGAAGCATCTTGTCGAAGAACAAGCAAATCTATTCTTGGCAAATCAAGTCTATAACTTGCCTCAACCGCCGCAGAAGACTGAGGAGATGGGAACCATCTTCCACGGAGAATTGATGACTTGTTTTCACCATTCTCTATCAGACCCTCTTCTGTTCTTATCATTCTGAAATCAACCGCATCGGCAAGAGAAACAACCTCTCCGCTTACACGATCCAAGAAATTAGGAATTTCATCATATCGTAGAGTCATCTGTGCGCCATTCAGATCTGTTCCGTGGAATCCAGATATGACTTGACCATTTTGGTCGAATCCATATGAATTGATAGTGATTGGACCGTAGAATCCTGGTGCGATTGGGTCGTGTTGGAAGTATCGGAACTCTACTGTATATTCTTTTTCACCAGCATCATCTATTGTTGGATTCATAAGAGATATTGATGCATGGTCATAGCGGTCGTTTCTCTGACCATCGTCAAACACAAATCTGCTTGTAATGTCTACTCCAAGTGCATCCTTTACCGATTTTAACACATAGACATCGGAGAATCCGAGACTCAGTGATGGATTCACAGAAAAATCATGGGTGTATGCACCACGGGCTTCACGAAGTCTCTTCTTTCTATGAGGAATAGGAGTTGGAGATATGTTCTCAGAAGGGGTTCCACTCGATTTCTCTGGGAAACGAACCTTTGTAATCATATAGCACTTACCAGCAGTTGGAATTGTCAGAGGATTTCCAGATTCATCTGTTGCTGGAGATGTTGTAGAGTCAAGGACAAGCGTGACCTTGGTGTCGCTGTTTCTCACAAAATAAGGAGTCTGATTCGTTCCATTCTTTACAGGCACAACCTTTCCGTTGATTGAAAAGATAAACATATCGACATTTGGAGTGCTGCTTCTGTCGTTAAATACTCCATTGGGAATATCCATGTTGAATTCAACGGCAGTGGCAAGAATCGTTGAAGAAGAAGGATTGTCTGGACTGTAGTATGGAACGCTTATATTTGTCTTTATATCTCCAATAAAATCCCTTGTAATCATGTAGTCGGCATCGAATATGGATTTGAGATTGGAACCACGGGGAACGGAATAGACAAGTCTTCTTGCTCCACCAGGCGTGGTGTCCGAACAAGTAAGAGGAATTGAACTTCCAAATGAAAAGACCTGTTCTCCGTCAAGTGACAAAAGACAAGCCTCGGCAAATAGAGATGTTACAGGAATTTCTGCACTGTACGACTGCAATTCATTGTAGTATATTCTATACGATGTGCTGTCTTGCTTTTCAATATCAAGAACAGTCAAGCATCCTATCTTGATTCCGTCACAACTAACAATTTCAAGACGAACCGCTTCATCTGAAAAGAGTTTACGGATCTTACCACTACCAAAGTAATTGGTATTTACAGAGGAAAAATTACTACCCGCTACACCAGAAAACAAAGGATTTTCTGCATTGCTCTGAACAATTATAGCATCAGATAAACATTGGTCATTGAAAGCCTGGCTGAACAGTCTTTTATTGTCTGAGGTTTTGACCAGAGAAACAGTCTGATTTTCTATAATCTCAATATCTGTGCAGTTCACAACTGCTCTGCCGCTATTGATATTTAGTGTATTTCCTATGATATCAAGAATGAATGGTTTTAATATTTTATCTCCACCACATTCATCATCAAACAAACCTTCAGAGGTAGGGCGAACAAGTATTGGGTCTACAACTCTTGTATCACCATCAATAATATCAACAAGTTCTATCACATCTTCAGATGAATTTTCTGAAATCTGAACCAATTCTGGGAACAATTGGAGTCTGTCGGCTCCTGGTGCAGCAAAATTATAATATCCAGCGGATGGATCGAAAAGGGTGGGATCTTCTGCCGTAGTAATGTACTTTGGAAGAAGTTTTAGACCAACTCTTGTGTTTTGCAATTCAGGAATATAGTTTGTATATGAATAGCCACCCTCGGTAGTCTTCAATGTTGACAGCGGCAGCGTCAGCGTTTCATCGGTGACGAGAAAATATCCCTTTTTATAGAACACACCTTCACCTAATCTTGCAAGAAGAACATCTCCATATATGGATAGACCAGTTATGCTTGTTGAAGACAAGCCTGTTGTGTCGAATCCTCTTACGGTTATTGTATAGTTTGCCTGTTCTAATTCTGCTTCATCAACAACTATTGTTCCAATGGAAAGATTTGATGAAGGAGTAAGAGAAGAAAAAGACATTTCGCTTCCGCTCTTATATTCAAAGAAAAGGGTGTAGTTGTTTGGTTGTGCCTCGTCTGAAGCCGTCTCAAGGTGAAGCACCTTGAGGGTTGTTCCTCCAGAGCCAACAATGATAAGTTTACCCTTCAGAAACGAAGGGTCTATGTCTGAATAAAATCTAAGGTATTTGACTGTAGAAATCTTAAAATCACCACCAGAAACGACAGGAGAAGACAAGAGTTTGTCTCCAAGAGACGCTATTCCGTGCTGTATTGTTGTCTGTATTTGTGTTAATTCACGGGACTGTATTGCTCTACCTGGACGAAACAGTATCTTCGCATAGTTCTTTGATGCGTCAAAATCATCGAAATATGGTGGTTTGTTTACTATTCCTAGTTCATCTGACATCTTTTACCTCAAATCTTGATGAGAACCGATATGCGCTCTGTTTGTACTCTGTCTCTTGTCTTTGCCTCTGTATTTTCTATGTAGACTATTTCTCCAGAAAGAGGTTCAAAGGCGGGTGGATTGAAAGAAACAATAGTACCAGTTCCTCTATTTTCAATTATCTGACCAGCAGAGGGTCCAGACTGTATCAATTGGTCGAACACGAGACTTCCGCCAGTGAGACTTGCCGCCACCAGATTCTCCATACCAACAACACCTGTCAGTTCGACTGTGTGGCTTGCTGTAGGACCAGCCGCTCCTCTTACCGAGAAAATTCTTGCATTAAACTTGTCCGCACTTTTCCCAACAAGATATGCGTATCCGCTTTTCATATTCGAAAGAGTCGTAGAAAAACTTCCAGTTATGCCAACTGTTGTGGTTAGTTTATAGACTTGGTTCGTGGCATTTGATGCCAAATATGGAGAATATGACACAACAAAGGCTACATCCTTTGAAAGCCTGCGTAATTCATTTCCTATGGCTGTTCTTTCATATATGGAGATATTCTCTCCATTTGTTCCAGGCACGGATTCTATAAGGCTTCCATTGAGATTTTTAATCAAAAGAATCCAATCTCTGCCTGTATTGCGAACGCTTTCTATCTGACCAACGGCAAACGAAGTCTCTCCAAAAATATAGTTTCCAGCCACAATTGGTTCTATGTTTGCTTCACCTGATGGGGTTCTCATAACCAATTCTATGAATCTTGCATTTTCGCTTCCAGCAAACTGATTGCTGTTCCAAAGAATTGGATTTTTAAGAATGGAAACTTGACGGAATTCCCCATCTGCAAGATTTAGTGTCGAAGCAGTTTCTCCACCGTTAATGTCTATGCAGAGTTGCACATAGGTTGGATTCAGTTCTCTTACTGCGTCATAGCCGTGTCCTCCTGGTGGAGCAACATTCACATGACCAACAAAATTTGTAAGAGTTCCTGCTGGCTCAGGATCAGAGAGGAAAGAAGCAGTGTAGTCTCTTCCTGTGTTCGTGACAACATATCTCTCTATTCCAAATGAATTAGGATACTCGGTTAGTTTAAGATAGCCTTCGGCTCCTGTTCCATCTCCAAGAATGTTGATTGTTGGTGCAATCTGAAATGAAGACTCTGCTGGCACATCTCTTGGAAGAGGATTTGTGAATGTGATGATTCCACCATCAACTCCTGGTGTATACGAGTTTATCTTTCTATAGATGCCAGAAGCAGGACCACTGGTGATTGTAATGGTAAAATCTTTGTATGCGTTGTTTGCAGGAGAGACAAGACTCGGGCTTCCTATCTTCATTGAAGTGGCACCAGAAACACCAGAAATAATCTTGTAGTTTCTGTTTTTGGCAGAAGAAACGGAATAATTTGATCCAGTTCCCGAGGCAAGAACAGACAGAGGATTTATAAACACACTGTCCACAGTTCCTTGCACTGCGTTTTCTTGTACTTCAAACTGAAGAATCTGCTCTCCAAATGTATAGTTTCCTGTGGGTCGGGAAACAGGAATATAGTTTGTTTCATCGGTAAAAGCAGTGATGAGTCTCTTTTCGTAGTCTGGAACCGTGAACATATACTTCCAACGATATCCGTCTGGTGTTCTAAAAGAGTTCTTTGTGTCCTTTATGATGGGTTCTATAAGAGACGGAACACCAATCTCTTCAGTATTTCTTCCATTTTCAAGACATTTGTATACGCTTCCGTCCGAAGTGCAGACATAAAAAAGATAATTTTCATCAAAGATATTTACATTTGATGAATACCGTGCATAGCGGGTTCCTCTTTTCCAAGGAACAAGCGGCAGCATGAGGCGAACATCGTTTGCTCCAATTCTCTTCGCAAAGAATCCGTTTCTCATGCTTCTGTTGTAGGTGTCCACATCATCTGTTGGATAGGGAACAGTCTCTCCACCTTCACTTATCTGAACACCGGGCATTCCCGCTTCCCAAGGAAAACTCCTTCCAAGTACAATAAAATACGACTTGTCTGAATCAAGAATGTCTTCATATACAGAACCAGCAATACCACGACGAATCACTTCTTTTGTTGTAGTGTCAAAATCAACTGGTGGTGTTGGAGGTAGAGCGGTCATGCGTTTTTCCTATAAATTTGTAGTTCAATCAAACTCCGAGTACTGGAGTTTCTATTGGAACTTCTTTTTCGGCAGAAACAGGTTTATCTCGAACCGTGAATACTTGATACTTTGTATTTATCTGCATTTCTGCCAATCTTTGTCTTGTTGAATTGTCTATAGCCGTTGTTGGGTGTAGATACTGTTCTGGGTCTTTTGAAAATTGAAAAATAGAAACATTGTCCTGTGGGACTTTTTCCGTAAAATTTGGAATTGTTGTGTCTGATTTTCCTATAAGTGTTCTGTTTTTAAAACCAGTTAGAGCCATTTTCTTCTCCTCTTACGAAAAAATAGGAACAGGCATTGCAAGAATGTCTATTATTCGTATGTCTTTAAATTCTGTTCCGTTTGGTATTTCTGTCATTTGTCTTATGGATGGATGGGGCATTGCAATCCATTCTGTTATGCCAGAATATTGTGTTTGTTCATTGTTTGGCAGAACAGAAAGGCTTGTTGGGTTAGTTCCTTCGTCAACTAGAATCTTTGCAAAGGTTGCTCCAAGTTTTGGAGAAGTATCACCTCTCCAAAAATACCTTGTATCTGGTTCGTGTTCTCCGTTTGTACTCTCAGAAGGATTGAATGGTACTCCGCTATAACTGTCCCATCTATTGAACACTGCTCCCCATTTATAGTCGTTTCCAGCAGGATCGGGATTTCCTGCCCTATAGACATTCCATCCACCCGTATCTCCTGATCCTGTTCTAGATGTGAAATTATAGCCAGCATAAGAACCAATGCTTGTGTTTTCATAAGCCATTGCTCTTGTTCCGTACTGAGAAGGTCTTATGCTGTAGACATTGTTGTAGAGAGAGTTGAAGATGACAAATCCAGAAGGATGCACAACTCTCTTGATTGCATCAATGTACTCCTCAAGAGAACGCTTTGATTTAATGACATAAGAAAACTGCTGATACTCAAAACTATCCTGTATTCTCGACACGCTGCTCAGAAGATTCTTGTTGTTTTCATATTCCTGAATAGCCTCTGATAAAACCGTTGTTTGCAGGGCAAAAGCAGCACCAGTTCCTATTGGAGATTGAATGGAAACGGTGTTTGTTCCTGTATAGTTTACTGGTGTATCGAAAAGCCTGACTTTTGATATCTTGCCTTCATAATCTGTCTGTGATATGAATCCCCTTATACACTGTTCTGCCGTATTGCCTATGGTGAAGAATTCTCCAGCAGAATAGTCCTTTCCGCCATTGAGAATCTGTAGTCCCGAAACGGCAGTGGCAGGATAGAATTCGTGGACAACTCCATTTTGTGTTAGAAGCAAAGGCATGAAATCGGACTGTAGGAATTCTCCCACAGGATTTGCCACCAAAAATACAAAATATTGTTTTCCACCAGATTCTATTTCATAGGCTTGCAACATGGTTGCAGATCCTATTAGTTCGGTCACTCCTTCATATTGATTCAATACGAGTCCTTCTACTTCGGTTGGATCGAATCCATTCGATACTGCCGTAGAGTCTCTGAGCACATGGATCTTGTGATAATTCCTGTAGTTAGCCGAAGAGAGAGAAAACATCATTTCACGGGGATATTCTATGATGCTGTCTGAATCGGCAATAAGACGGAAGAACAACTGTATGGATTTTTCACTACCTTTGATTTTATAGAGTTCTCTGATGTTCTTTATCAGTGTTCTTTCGTCTTTCTCTTTTCCTTCGATTGTGGCTATTCTTTGTGGAAACCCATCAAGAAACGAACTCTTGAAATATTTTAGAAATTCATCAGTTGTGGTATCGACATCAAAGTACCTATTGCCGTTCTGTAAAAATTCAAACGGATTTCCTTTCTGATCGAGCCATTCGTAATAGGCTTCAAGAAATTCAACCAGTAGCGGATATTCGTCTAGTACAAAACCAGGAATAGACTGTTTGACAATCTTTGAAACACCACTTCTTCTTGTGGTGTCCATTGGACGATCTTGGTCTACAGTAGTATTTGATATGAAAGGCATAGTCTAGATTACAGGATTCTGTTTAGATTTGGGAGTGTTATAGGCACGGCATTTGGCAATGGAGGAGCAGGAGGAACATTCGGAACATAGAATGGACTTGGACTCTGTATTGTTCCTGCGGAAACAACAACAGGACCATCTGGTATCAGTCCTCTTGTATTGAGAGAATCACGGAAATCCTGTCCTCCACTTTTCAAGAATCTTTCTGTTTCTTCTTTGGTATAAACAAAGATGTTTACGCTTCCTGTGTCTGTTTTTATTATCTTGTTTTTCATGGCAAATATATCATCTGTGATTGGCTGTATGCGAATCTTTATATGGTCGTTTGAGATGTAGTTCACTGGCTTGAATTTGAACAGAACCAAAGAACCAGTGAAATAGTCTATTTCGCCTGCATTCTTTTCAACAGTCTTTTTTCCACCACCTTCACCTGTGACGATATGGAGATTGCCATAGCCATCGTCTTCAATATAGCAAGCCTTGGATTCACCAACTGAATTTCTATAGGTGAAAAGCGATGACCGCACGGAACCCTTGTGACCAGGATATGGATGAAATATCTGATTGTAGAATTTTAGGTCTACAAATGTAGGGTATTTTGTGCTTGGTCTTATTCTTTGCTCTATAAGAGTTTTGACAGTAGTTCCCAATATTGATGAATCGACTTCATCAAGCAATTTGTTCAGTTTTGAAAGGTATAGAGATGTGTCGAATTTTTCAAGAGTATTGTCAAAGTATTCCACAATCTTCGCTCGTTGTAGAGCAGATATCTCATTTCTTGAAAGAGTTGTTTTTGAAGGATTGAAGTTGGTCGTAACATTGAGTATTCCGTAGAGATATTCTGGATCGACTGCCTCTGGAACTATACCAACAACAGCCTTGTCTTTGAGAGCCGTCAGTAGGAATCTCTTGTCTGCATCCGAAATCGTGTCTCCACCGTTCGGCTTTATCGACACAAATACTTTTCCAAATTGAGGAGGATCGTTCTCTTCTCCTCCCCACACCTTTACCGTTTCTGCTTGTGGATACAGAGAGAGAACAATACTCTCATAGTCACGGGCTGTGACACTTCTGTTTTGTGCAACAAAAGCCTTTGGTGCATTCTTTCTTATTTCTGTTATATCTTCTGGACTTGCACCACCAACAGCAGGAGACACAAGAGTTAGTTGTGTGCTTGATGGCGGAACAAACGAAGAGAAGTAGTTTCCCTCTTCTCCAGATGACTGTAGATATTCAATATAGACGATATTTCCGTTGGTGAGTGCCTTTCCTAAAACTCCGTCTCCAAAATAGATTTCATACTGTCCATCATATGCTGCTTGTAGGAAGAACACCTTTTCCTCTGCTCCGAGCAGAGAAAAATCAGTTGCACGATACCATGCTTCGGTATCATCGTCGGCAGCAGCCGCACTCTGTCTTACCTTTACACGAATGGTGGAAATATCGGCATTTTTAGGAACAAGAAACTTCTTTTCCCGTAATCTGGAATCGAACACATATGTCAGCGATTGTATAAGACCCTCGTATATGAGGGCATTGTTTATGACATAGTTTCCATTGGTAAGAGTGTATTCATAGTCTTCAAGAAATGTGAAAATTTTTGAAATTGTCTGATTATTTTCATTCGTATAAGAACCAACAATGATGTCTCCACGATTGATTGTGCCTACACTTGTTCTCTGTAGGTTTATGGTTGCCTTTGCCGAAGTCATGGATCGTGGAACATAGTTTAGGAGTTTCGCATGGGATACCACAGAGTCACGCTTGGTGGCACTATCAATAAACATCTCGTTTCCAACCATGCTTGCATAAAATGCAGAGTAGTGGGTGTTGTAGGCAAGAATATCAAAGAGAATATTCATAGACGAACCTTCAAAGTCGTATCCGTTGAATTTTTGCTTTGAACGGAGATACTCTTTGAAGTTGTTCTTTATGCCTTCAAAATCTAATTCTGTGATATTCAGAAAGTTTTCATTCGCCATTATCTGAGCCTCTCTACAGGCAAGAATAGTTGAAGTTGTTCTCTTTCATTTGTTTTCGTGACAATAAATGAGATGTTTACTTCGTATTTATTGTCATCTGGCATCGGAATTGCCTCTATTTTTACATTTCTGATTCTTCTCTCAAACTGAGAAATAAGAATCTCTAATTTTAATTCTATTATTGATGAAGAGACAGAATCCACAGGTTCAAAGAGCAATCCATAGAGAGGAGAGGAAATCTCTGGATTGAACGGTTTATCATAAGGAGCCAACCGTACAAGATTCCGCAGAGCGTTTTTGATTGCCGATTCATCTGAAAATGTAGCAATATCCCGTGTAAGAGGATGCACCTTTAGGGCAAGGTCAAAGTCTTTGTATGTTGGTTCGCTTGCCATCTTTAGCGTCCTTTTTTCTTCTCAATACTTATGAGATATTCTATTGAATTTCTTGTTTCTTGGAACTGATCGTAGAAAATATCCAGATTTACCCTATCGGCAAATTCCCATGCACACCACTCACAGATAATGCATCCTATTTCTTCTCCCTTGGTGTTTCGGATAGGCAGCACAGAAAACATAAGAACATGGTTTGTCTGTAGATATGATTTGAAATAAGAATCCCTTAATGAGTTGGTATTCATAAGCACGGGATCGTTTTCGTGGCACATCTCCAATAGATCTGAAAACAGGGAAACCATCTGGTCGGAAGAGGAAACGGTAGGGGTCATGGCAGGATGAAAAGACTCATGGGTTGCCGATATCTTTTTCATCGACTTGCCAGTGGCAAAATTGCCGCCATTATGAAACTGCATGACCCGTACTCTGCACGAATTGGTTTTGAATCTCAATTGGTTTAGAAATTCATTGATGTTTTTGTCCAGTAGAAATGCCTGTTTAGACTTTGGTTTCTTTGAAAACCAAGAACCGACAATTTCTTTTATGGCTCCACCCAACCGTATCCAGCCTATGATAAGTCCTGCAACAATACTTGCTATCAGCACTCCCCACTCGAAAGACTCTCTAATGGCTATTCCCATATCTGTCTCGCTCATCTGGCAACTCCGTATTGTCCTCCGATATCGCCGTTGAGCGTTCCTGCACGGGAATGCAGGTCTTTCACTGGGTTTCCATTAACGGTGTATCTCGACCCCAAATCCGCACCCAAAACCACGGTGCGTCCATCCGCCAAGCGGACAGCCTCTGCGGAAAACAGAACAGGGGAGCCATTGGCAGTATGGGCAGAAGACAGCAAACCCACAACAGGTTTTGCCGTTCTCATGCCATTCTTATCTTTATAGACGAACAGATCGCCCGACTTACCTACAGGTGTTCCCATGTTTCCTCCCCATTATCTTATGTATGGAGAGTAAAAAAATTGAAGTGGAGATTGGGTTGATATTTTGGGTTTTCATTGGACTTATATCAAGTCCAGATGGGTTGCCATATTCCAATCGAAGAACAAAGATTGCCATACTTTTGTTCGATCATTGCTTGGTATTGGGTTTCATTTATTCCTTCGTCAATTACAATTTCATCCGTAAAAGTGTCGAACCATGCATAATCCCAGGTCATTCCTTGTGGTGGATTCCATGTGTGGATATCGGCATGAACCAGTGTAAACCTTGCATCCTTTGGGCAGTGATCCCATACAAGATCAATAACTTCTTGGTGTTTTTCGACAATGGTGACGCTTGTTATGTTGGGAATATTGATGAGTACATGATTCACCAATCCCAAGCCTAATCCACCTATAAGCACATTCCCCGTTGCACCACTCCAAAGGGATTCGTGTTCGAGATATTCGTGATAGGTATCCTGCATGACAAATGCCCACTTCTTGTGCATAAGAAAGGTGTATTCTCCATGCGGTTCTGATTTTCCAGCAATCGGCTTACCCCATGCATCTTCGTATATTGAGGAACCATCTCCAGTGACTGTTTTGATATACCAATCACCGCTTGTTCCTTCTGGAATATTTACCTTTATTCGATTCATGTGTTTGTGTATACCTTTATTCTTGCCATTCCTCTTCCTCCTGTGGCAGCAGGCGATGAGAAAAAAGTGCCAGTGCTATCAATACCAGCGGGTCCGCCACCACCACCGCCACCAGTATTTCCACTTCCTGCTGATTGTGTTAATATCGGCGGATCAGTGCCAGTATAATATCCATATCGACCACCGCTCCAACCAAAACCCAATGCTCCTGATGTTGCATGAGAACCGCCGCTTCCTCCTGTTCCAGAATTAGCAAGAGATGTGGTTGCCTGACCATTAAACCCTGAAAGTCCTTGTAAATTCGTATTTCCTCCGAGTGCCGTTCCTCCCAACCCTCCAGTGGCGGCAATTAGTCTTACAGTGCTTGCCCACCCACCCTGACCACCAACGGCGGCTATTGTGGAAGGAGAATAAACATTAACTCCTCTTGTGTGACTATCCCAACTCGTAGTTCCTCCTGCACTTCCAGAAAGTCCTCCTGATCCTGCTGTTCCCAGATTTCCGATGGTAAAATTAAGAATATCACCAGATGCAAATCCACCTGGAGCAAGAGATCCATTATATGAGTACATTACATATCCACCACCACCGCC